CGAGAAGTTGGTCGTTGTCGATCCGCTAACTACGGAATCCGACTACGATACAGTCTCTGTCTATGTCGTGGCCGAGAGGCCCGAATTCGGCGTTACGTCGACTCAGATGAATGACCTCAAGGCTGCTGTTTTTGCAGCCCTTGACTCTACTGCGTTCGCTAAGTTCTTTGGCGGCGAATCCTGAGAAAGGATTCGCATTGTCTTAGGACTTGCGTTTGCGGATTTAGAGCTGGGTGATTGTTGCCTTATAACTGGCAGGATCATCAGACGGCGTGGCTTGATAACTTACCTTCACTATGTAGAAAGGTGGAAGTTATGAAAAGCAACGTAAGTGACTCACTAAAGGTGATGCTCTGCATCCTCACGGATGCAACCATCAAGTGTTCTGCTGACGTCTCTGAAATAAAGCGCGACTTTCAAACAATCAGTCGGCGCGTCGAAGAAGAAGGCTTGTCGTTCTTAACGATTAGCCTGCCCATGTTTGCTAAGGCATTCGAAAGAAGCCTGGCACGTGGGTTTATAGACTCTACCGATTTTCTTGGTTTTCGAATCACCAAGTCGGGCCGAATCCCTGCATTCTTGCAGGGTATCGTTAGTCAAATCTTCGACATAGAGACAGGAGAGTTGTTTTATGATTTACAATCCCCTTCGGAGCGTGACATTGCAACAGCTGTCGAGTCAGTTAGGCAGGTTTGCCGAGCTTTCTCGAAAGTTGAGATCGAGTGTACAAAGAAAAGAGTACACTCGGCAATTGGCGCGTATATCGAAATCGAGCACGCTTTCAGCGCTTTCAATCCCGATGAAGATGAAACTCGCGACTTTCGCGAAGTTTCTGACCTACTCTGGGGCAATGCTTTCGGCAACTTTAACGTTGACGATATTGCTCCTAGACATGGTCCGGGCGCTACTGCAGATAAAAAGCATGGTAACATGAAGTTTGTTTGGAGTAGATGGCACCTTCGATTGGAACCTTACTTCCCTTGGATCGGAAACGCTTACCCCTTAGGGGTAGGTGTCGACGATAACTCGGAAGAGTTCAGCGATCTGTCCGCGAGGGCAGGTCGTGATTCCAAGGAGTTCCTTAGTTTGATCGAGGTACCTATGGAGCAAGAACAACCTGTAAAGGTTATAACTGTTCCAAAGACACTGAAAGCCCCCCGGATTATTGCTGTAGAGCCTTGTTGTATGCAATATGCGCAACAAGGAATACGGCGATATCTCTATCAAGAGATATCTTCGTACGGGTTGACTAAGGGTCATGTGAACTTCACGGACCAAACGGTTAACCAGGCTATGGCTCTTCAGTCCTCGGCCTCTGGTCAGTATGCAACTATTGACTTGTCGGAAGCCAGCGATCGCGTTCCGCGATCTCTGGCCCTAGACATGTTTCGCAATACACCCGATCTTCAGGGTGCAATCGATGCATGTAGGTCGTATAGCGCGAGATTACCAAATGGTGATGTTTTACCATTGGCGAAATTTGCGTCTATGGGTTCTGCTCTTTGCTTTCCAGTGGAGGCCATGTATTTCTTCACGCTTTGCGTGAAGGCCTTACTGGATTTTGAAAAACTCTCTTACATCTGGCTCAACGTGAAGCACGTTGCTGAACAGGTGTACGTATATGGGGATGATATTCTAGTCCCCAGTGCGAAAGCGGAGGTTGTTCTCCAGTGCCTTCAGAAATACAACTTGAAGGTTAACGCCGCGAAGTCTTTCTGGACTGGAAAGTTCAGAGAGTCTTGTGGGGTGGATGCATACGCAGGTGCGGAGGTTACTCCGACGTATCTGCGAAAGTTGCTTCCAGAGAACAAACGGGACTCAGCTTCCATAGTAGCTACTGTAGCGTCTGCTAACCAGTTTTACCTAAAAGGTTACTGGCGCACGGCGCAGTATCTCTACGATTTTGTAGAGAAGATCGTCGGCGATCTGCCGTACGTATCAGCCAACTGTGAAGGCCTAGGACGCGTGTCCTTGATGGGCTGGCGGAGTCGCCAGAGATGGAACTCCGACTTACAGCGCTTCGAAATAAAGGCGCTGGTACCCAAGGTGCCTCACCGTACTGATGAGGTGTCTGGATACGCCGCTTTGACCAAGAGCTTGTTGATGCTTGAGAGTCCAAAGAACTTGGATGACCTAGTGTCGGATGAGCTTCACTTAAAGCGTTCCGTGCTTCGCGGCGAAGCTACACTAAGACGCCGCTGGGTGCTACCTTAAAGGTAGCAGGGGGCTAACCGCCCCTGCAGGCTACTCTGGTTCCCTCTAGAACTAGTTAC